TACATGCTTGATCAGAATAGACAGGTGCATAACTGTTCGTACCCGCAAAGAACACCTCACAATATGCGTCACCTAATGTTGCACCCGCTGGAGGAATAAAGGTAATTTGAAACAATTGTGAGGGCATAATGTGTCCTTACTGGTTTAAGGCAAATTTGAGATAAACGCTATTGCTTCTTCAGGCGTCATAACATTATCATCAGCATCTTGTAGTTCTGCACCGCCAAGGACGTCCGTCTTGAACTTCTGGTAGTCGGTGTTGGCTAAGTCGAATGGGATGAAGGCGTTGTCGGATAGACGCTGTACTGAGTTAATCTGCTGAGTAAGCGTATCCAATATTTGTTTATAGGTTTCCATTTATAGCTCCGCTGATGCTGTCCAAATAGTTCCAGAATCTGCACTATTGTTATTGTTTTGGTAAAACCCATTTTGGGAAGTCTGGACAGTTGCCCCTGTTCCAGATCCCGGTGTTAACACAACGGTAGGATTCGCCCTTTTAGTAACAGCAAAACCCCTGCATGGGTAGCGCCCAGCTACGCTTGTGACCACAACAAAAGAGTTGTAACTCGCTGTTTCAGCTTCATAATATCTCTGACACAAAGCCAGCTCAGTACCATACGGCCTGTAATCGAAACTTGTGGCGGTTGGGGATTTTTCTAATTGAGCGTTATCTAACTGCCATGTACCCGCAGTCTGAGCGCCTACAGTAAACAGAATCTCAATACCTGTTGTTGCTGCGCTCGGTATTGTAATATTGGTGCTGTAGCGCGTCATGGTTGACGTTACAGTGAACGTACCTGTAGCAATCTGTGTTTTGGTTGGTGTTCCAATTGTTCCAAACGTATCAGCCGTATTAGCGTAGCTTGCGGTCCATGTAACTGTTGTAAGCTGAGAGTTAGCAATATCAACAGACAATGTGCAGACATTACCTGCTAGATCCGCTGAGTTGTTTGCTTCAATGCGTTGGCCGACACCTACAGCCGTAACAGACGTTGCTCCTGTAATTTGGAGCATGTGAGGGTTAGGAGCCACACCCGTGACATAAGCGGCTGTGACGTTCGCTCCTGTTGAATATACAAACCACCGATCAACACATGGATAACCCGTTGATGCAGTTGGTACGCCTGTACCCGCTGTAACCGTTGCAGAAGATGCTCTTTGTGCTATTTCAAATGAACCGTTAATAAGACGGTTTTTGAAGCCAAACCCTGATGCGGCTGTGTTTTGTACTGAAGCGTCTGGAAAAGTAACGCCACCCGTACCGGATATTGATGTTGTCATGGCTTAAGTTCCGCTTGTTGAGGCCAACAAATAATAAGTTGTGCCACCAATATTAATAGCAATTTTATTTGTTACTGTATTAGTCGTGGATGCTGAAGTTGCTGTAGTTACTATAGCTGTTCCATTTACACTTGGAATACTCACCGTCACATCAGAGGCAATATTACTCGCTGGAGTTAAGATGACACCACCGCCGCCGGAGGTTAAAAGTTTGGTTGCTGCTGCCATGTTAGGTTCCTTCTGTTGGAAGAGTCATTGATTCTGGCTCTGGAGGATTTGTTATTACGCCATTCAAAAAAGTGCCACCAATTTGTCCTGTATCACTTTGCACACAAAGCAAATGATCTTCTAATCCCGGAGGTGCGCCAGTCTGTACTTCTTCATATTCAACTATGTTCACAACCAGATGGGTTGTCGTGTCGATAATGCAATGTCTAATAAGTGCCATCTCTTTACCTTAGAAGTATGCTGTTACAATAATTACACCTGAACCACCCGCTCCGCCAGCAAATCCATTAGCTTCAGCTGCACCGCCAGCACTACCAGCGCCTACCGCATAAGAATAAGAAGCCGCAGGGGAAGTAACTACAGCCTTAATATACCCGCCTGCACCGCCCCCGCCACCACCGTAGCAGTTAACAACAGCACCTGCACCGCCACCACCACCGCCAGATCCACTATTAGCTACAGCAGCAGTTCCCCCCGAGTTTGCGTTAGATGTCCCGTTCCCTCCAAATGGACTAGTACCACCAATTCCACCATTAGGGTATGTAGTGATAGGGCCGTTAGCTGAAAAACCACCACCTGACGCTCCTTGCAGCGCTACACCGACAAAACCACTACCCAAAGTAGCTGCGCCGGGGTTGGTAGACGAATAAGTAGCGTATCCTCCAGTACATGTACATGTTCCAAATGTAGTACTTCCAGCCTGACTTGAAGCGCCTCCAGATCCACCGTTACCGCCGCCAGCGCCGCCGCCGCCTCCGCCGATCATCTCGACAGTTAGCCATTTTGTATTAGACGGGACTGTGTATGTACCTGATCCGCTTGTATAAACAGTTACTTGGGGGACCGCGTGGCTAATCTGAGTTGAGGCGTCATTGAATGTAATCTGATTGGTAGACCCAGAAAGTGTTATTCCGTTTGTTCCCGAAATCGTAGTTGTCATTTAAACCACCGTCCAAGTTGCGCCTGTGGGAACCGTTACTGTGACACCGCTGTTAATTGAAACAGGGCCAAACGTACCGGCATTAAAATTGGTTGTTAACGTAAAGTTTGTTGTAACCGTCTGACCGTTTTGGAAAAAGATTTGATCAGAACCACCACCACTAGCAGCGCCTCCTAACGGTTTCCACACGGAACCATCATATTGTAATGGTTCTAACAGCGTTGAATCGTAATAGACATCACCTAACTGTGGTGAAGCTGGAGCAGATGTTAATGGAGCAAAATTAACTTGACCGCCTACTCCGATAGTAAATGAGGTAGACCAAATTGGAGCGCCTGAACCTACTGATTCAAGCAACTGGCCTGCAACACCAGCACCCGTAAAGCTTGTAGTTCCAACGCCAGATTGATAAGGTACTTCACCTAATGTTCCGCCACTTAAATTAACGGCATGGCCAGCTGACAATGTTGATTGATTAACCCAAGCAGGTGCGCTTGTGCCGTTAGACTGTAAAACCTGACCGGTTGTACCCGCAACAAATGCGGTTGTATTAAGCGCAGATTGATAAACAACAGCACCGGCTGACCCGCCTGAAAGATTAGTAGCGCTAGTAGAAGCAGGTGCGCTTACCCATACCAGATTACCAGCACCATCGTTGGATATAACCTGACCGGCTAATCCTGGTCCTAAAAAACCAGTAACATTTGTGCCTAACTGAAAAGGAACGGAACCGGCAACACCGCCGGTAAGATTCGGAATATTAGATCCTGACGTAGCTAGATTAAGATCAGACGTATTACCAAAGCCATCTGATACTTGCTGTCCTGAACTTGTAAGCCCACCAGCAATGTTTAAAACGCTGCCATACGTTAGGTTTATATTTTGTGGGCCTAGATTAGACATATAGCTACTCTTGGTCTGTTTTAACTGTGCGTGTACGCTTTGGTTTAGCTTCTGGATTCAGAAACTCTTCTGAGCTTAACCAACCATCTTTGGCTAACTCTTTAAACTGTTGCTCATCAACCGCAATCAAACTGTTTGCGTATGAGTCTTTGTGAACTGAGCAAGGAAATTCCATGATTCACCTATTAAAAAAGGGTGAGAGCCGTTAAGCCCCCACCCAATCTCACCATTAAGGATTTGATCCAGCAACAATACCGTAGTTGTTGAATTTGGTAACACCAAACTCAGTCTGTACGGGGTAACTACGGATTACATTAACAAGGTAAGTATCAGCAACAGGTGATGCTGATGTGCTTGCATTGTTGTAAATAACCGTGAGCGTGTTTGCTGCTGAGACATAAGCTCCTGTAATGGCAATTGCAGCGCCTGCTGCTTGAGTGCCGTTTACAGAAACAAAGTCACCAACGACAAGGCCATAAACAGTAAAGTTTTGTGAAGAAATACCAGCAGCGGCGGCTGATGGTGTAACTGCAACAGACAATACTGCCTGACCACGTTGCATGGTAGGGTTGACAATATTTGGTCCTGGATTAGACATGATAAAACCTCCTAATTAACCAGTGATACGGGTTGCAAGTTCTGGGTAGATCGTGCTGAATCCATACAGAACATCAAGACGAGTAGGCAACTGGTCAGAGTTGATATCGTACTGACGAACCAAACGAATTGACAGACCATCAGCAGAAGCGCGTCCAGCCATATCAACACCCTGTGGAAGCAGAAGATCCGCTGTACCCAAAGCAAAAGCATCACGGTGGTATGCAAGCGACTGAGCGTAAGTGGCTGCTGTTCCGCTGTTACCAGAAATGATTGAAGCAGTACCGGTAGGAATCGTTCCTGTGGTGCTTGTTACATTTTGGAACTGGCCATAGAATACAGGTGTTGGGAACACAGTCAGAGAAGTTGCGCCTGCTCCGGCTGCTGCTGTAACAACAAAGTTACGAAGAGCGCCTGTAGACTGTCTGCTCTGTGGGTTTACTGCATAAACGTTAGGAATCGTGAACACTGTACCAGCCGTTAATGTGCCAGAAAGTGAGCTGATGCCCAGCGTGAATGGAGTCTGTGCATTGGTCTGAACTGAACCACCAGCCTGTGCAGACACAGTAAACGCTGTGCTTGTACCAGTTGTGAAGTTAGCAACGTTCTGATCCATTGCAAAGTTGAAGCCCAACGTGCTGTCGCCCATTGCACCTTTCTTGAAGATTTCAGAAATGGTGGTCTGTGGGTTGAACAGGTTAGTAAGACCAGAAACCAGTCCCACTTCAGTCTGTGGATCAACAACAATGTGACGGAGTTCATCAACAGGTGCTGCTTCCTGATTCAGTCTTGCGCGAGCAGCAAGGATTGTCTGCAAGCTTTGGCTCTGTGAAGGTGTGCCGGACAGAACGCCTGGTGTACCTACTAAGTTGTACACGTTAACGAACTGTTGCAGACCGTCATAGTCAATTTTGTTAGCAACAGCAGCAACAGCAGGCTTAATGAAACGATCAGAGAAATCACTGATGTTCAGGCTAAGATCCTGTGTTGTAAACGCCATATCGACACCAAACTGTGTGCCGAGCGTCAAAGGAACATACGTTTCAACAGAGCTTTCGATCTGAAGAGCAGGACCAGTACGGCCTACATAACGGGGTGGTTTACGCAGATTGATCGTTGTACCGATCTTTGCGCCTTCGATAGCAAATTTATCGTCATATTGACGGCTGATTGAACGAGTGAAGACAAGGCTGTTAGTTAACACGCGCAGGGCTTCGTTCGTTATCATGGATATAGTAAGGAGCTGATTGCTCATAACTAGGTACTCCTAATAAAGAAGAGAAAAATAAAAGGTTAATGCCCGTTCATTTATTCTCAGATAGGAGCCGATCCCTTGAATGATCTGATTTGCCGCAAAAACGCACTGGGCGAGCTACATCTTTGGTAATCGCTTTATATCACGCATGTGGTTGTTTGTAAATAGCGTTTTCTGCTGACTTTCTGGCCGCGCAAGCGTCTAAATAATTTTCAAAATATCCCAAATGTTTATACGCACTTGATCCAACTGATGGTGATATTTTTGCAACCCAACAATTTTGTGATTTGTACCAATAAACACCGGCAATTCCTGTTTTAACTTTTCTTAATTTAGAAATCTTTTGAACTCTTTTATTTACTGTTTCTTTAGATTGTTTTTTACCTAAATGGGCTTGTCTATTTTTTTCATTAGCAACTTCAGTTTGGGAAGATCCTTTTCTGTATGTATTTCCTTGTTTCATATTGGAAATCAATACTTTTTGTGCTTCTGATCTTTTAAATCCACCAACACCATCACCTCCATCAGTAAGATTGCATAATTTGTAACCGGCTTCACGCAATTGTTTAATGTAAATTTTTTCCACGTTAAAAGCGTCTTGTTCTGAAGCGCAATTTGTTAAATCAACAATAATATTTTCTGGACCGTATTTTTTAACTATGTTTGTATGATGCGGATTATGTTTTCTCCAGACGGTTTTGTGCCTGTTGGTTCCTGATTTACCAACATAAAAAGGCGTACCATCTGGTTTTTTATGGATGTATACGTAAAATTGTTTCATTGAACACCTTCGTATCAGGCCGTACTAGAGGTTGTGGCTGACGGGGTACGAATCCCGTCCAGGCTTGCAATCCTGTGCCACAATTTATTATAACAAAAATGGAGCCGGTGAAAGGACTTGAACCCTCAACATCTTCATTACAAGTGAAGCGCTCTACCAGTTGAGCTACACCGGCTCAAAACTTAATTAAAAACAATCAGAATGTCGTTCTCTTGAATGGCCAGTAAATCCTCATTACCTAACTGAAATGGTTTACCGGCATAGACCCCAAACATTACCTTATCGCCTAGCTTGACTTGATCATTGTCAGTGATAGCAATTACCTCACCCATTCTAGGTGCATCGGTCTGTTCGCTTTTAACAATCAAACCAGACGCGGTAACTTCATCTTCAACAACAGGACGCACTAAGATTCTATCGTTCAAAGGTCTAAGGTTCATCGTGCTTGCCTCGCCCGTCTAGCTTCTGCTTCCTTGTTGTTCATGTACGTAATGTAATCCTTTGTAGACATGGTTGCAGGATCTAACTTGCCTGCACTAGCACCTGTTCCTGTGATTGGCTTGATTGGAGCAGGAGCAGACCTTGCTCCTGTTGCCTCTGGTCTAATCAAGGCCGCTAACTTCATACCTGCTTGGATTGGATTCATGTTAGCAATCTCATAAGCCAACGAAGGATCTCTGCCAAGTTGATAAGCAATATCAGGACCATTATCCAAACCTAGTAGCGCTTGTCTAATGGTAGGATTATTAGCCAATCTAGGATCAGATGTAATGGTTTCAATAACCGAATCATAATCAGGATACTTGGCCCTTGCTGCTGTTTCTGCTGTTTCCAGTTTTGCTTGTTGAGCAGCAATCCTTTGATGTTGTTCTCTTTGCTCATACTCAGCAGCTACCGCTTGCTTGGCTTCCTCGATTGCAGAGACTCTGGTGTACTGCATCATCGCATCCATGTACCTAGGATCATATTGTCCACCTGCAAAGTCTGCTGGGTTTGGTGGTGCAAACTTAGGTGCTTCTGGCTCATGTCTTGGTTGTAACCTCTGAAGCATTTCCTCCTGTTGTGCTAGAACCTTCTCTAAGCGCTCTGCTTGTCTTCTAGCTTCGTGCTTATCTCTGGTTAGCTCGTCAATCCTACGCTTATACCACGGGTCTTGTTTATCTTGAGCGCTTGCTTCAATTTCGGTAGCTTCGCCTTCTGTTGACTCAGTTACCTCTTCTGAAGCGGTTGCTTCAACTTCTGGTTGCTCTGGTGAGAGAGCCTGAACGTCATTTTCTTCACTCATTTGGGAATTGCTCCTTATGGTTTAAATTCTTCGTCTGGTTTCTTTTCGCCTGCCAACGCTTCAATGTTTGGCTCTTTAGTCATGGCCCCTGCTGTCTTCCTAGATGCTCTAGGCATTGGAGCCGGTTTTGCGGGTGCGCCTTGTGGCTGACCACCTGCATACTGTGCATGAGGCGCCTGCATAACCATTTCTTCTAGCGCTTCATTCTCTGCGTTTTCTTCAGGCATGTCTCTAGCGCCTGCTTGCATAATCATCACTGCATCCATTGCCGCCTGTCTGTTAATGTCCAAGTTAGCTTTCATTACTTCGACATCGGCTTTCATGCGGTTGGTTTGAGCGTCATACCATTCACGCTCCATCTTCTGTATTTCAAGCAGTTTCTTTTCTCTAAGATCCTGAATCTCTGCGCTCATGTGTTCCATTTGTTGAGCCAACTGATTCATGGCCTGTTCAGCTTGTAACAACTGTGGATCTGCTTTATCACCGGCTTTATTCACCTGTTGGATCTGTGGCGGTAGCATTGCTTGTAACCTACGGCTGATCTCTTCAGCACCTGGCCAATCCATATTCTTGACCATCAAGTCACCAATCAGTCCAAACAAGCTAGGGTTGGCTTGCGTTAAGCTCAACATCATTTGTGATGCTTCATCTCGCTTAGTTGCATAGCTTGGCCCAGAATCACAGACGACATCATACTGCCCAATTGTCGGGTTAAAGATAGAGTCAATTGCAGGATTATCTGTTCCTGCTGATGCCTGGGGAAGGTTTGGATTAAGTTTAACTGTTCTCGGAGAGCCGTCTTCTCCAAGTATACGGGCAACTCTAGGTCTGTCATAAACTTTAGGAATCATGTCAAGAATCACTCTACCGCATTGACGGATTGAGCGGTTCAGGTTGTCTTGGTAATGGAACGTATTGGTGTCGGCTTGCTTCTGTCTCAAGAATAAGGCGCGTCCTGATACTTCATTGGACTGTGCGCCTAAGCTTGGTTGATAGATGCCCATAGACTGCATGATATCGTTCTCAGCCAACTGAATGGCTTGCATGATGGCAGAACTAGCTTGTGGAGGCATTGCGCGTTGTGGCGGTCCTACGGGCGTTCCTGCGATACTGACAGGATCATACTCAAGATAAGCCACAGATTCTTTGTTAGCTCTTGACCAGTTAGGATCTGTTTCAAATTGTCCCGCAATACCTACGAACGGAGCTTTAGGTGCAAGCGCTACGTTCTCAGCATTGGCTGACAAATAATAGTTGTACAGTCTCTGAGCGTCTTTAGCATTACGCACAAGACCCGCAAGATAGCGTCTTCCCTGTAACCATAGCTCATGTCCAATAACAGGAATGATTGGAATGTACTTACATGGAATCTCAGTCTGCTCTAAGATTGTGTCGCCTGTTACCTTGCACCACATGCAACGCTTTACATCAGCCATTCGACTCATGCCTGTTTCTGGGTCTTGAATCTCTTGCTCTTCATGCTCTAGGTAATAATACTCAGCAACTCGCACTGAATCTTCAGTAAACCAACCTTGAGCATCACCATTACCGGCTGCATCCCATTGCGTTTCTGGAACGTCTGGGTACATGCGCTTGAACTCATCTTTTGCCATTTCTTCGGCAATGATGCACCACTCAGCGTCTGAGCCATCAGGCTGTTTGCTGTGCGGGTCCATGTACACCTTGAATGGATCAGGCACTCGATCAATGTAGATTTCCTGATCAAAGCTTGTGTCATCTGCCCAATCGTTTCTGACTCTGAAGTAACCAAGACCTGTATCAACCTGACTTTCTACGGCAGTATCATAAGCAATGGAAGCGTTGCTGTTATCTTGGATGT